TTTTTTAATGAATGGTCTATCAATTACTTGCTCTTTCTTACTATAAAAATGATGTTTCTTTAGTACTTCTAAAACTGTATCTACATTATACTTCTTACAACTATAAATGTCAAGCTGAAAATGACCATTATCCCAAGTATGTAAAATTATATGACTTGTTGTTATAGCTGTCATCATAGTATAACCTTCATTGCCTTTATCGTCACAACGAGCAGTATAAGGACCACTTAATACTTTCATATCAAGTTCATTTAGAAGATCATCATTAAGATCATTAAGTTCTGGCCATGGCCAAACTATAGGATTGACTTCTTCAAAATGTCCTGTTACTATGAGATGCTTATGAATTAGCTCCATCTTTCAACCCTTGTAATAACAATTCCCATTCCTTTGCTCTGAATCCCCAACTGTAAAAATTATCAAAATAATTCTTTTGAACTTCTAATTGGTTTGTCCAATTGTTTTGTTCTTTCATAACTTTGATTGTATTGTTCATTATACTTGCAAATCTATTTACATGCTTTTGACCATCTTCTGTATATTGATACATACTTGCAAAGTTAGCACACGTTTCTGGAAGTGCACCTAAATTATTAGTTACAGTTAAACATTTTGCACTCATAGCTTCTACAGCTGCAATACAAGATGTTTCAACCCATATACTTGGGTATGCAAATATATGTGCTCTGCCCAATGCTTCCATAACTTTATCATGTGGTTGATAACCATGATATGTTATTTGTGGATGGTTTTGACAAGTTTCAAATACTTTACTGTATTGTTCATCTCTATGTTTCCAACCATATATTTCAAAACTACTGAATACATCTAAGTGAATATTCTTATGCTCTTTACATAAGAACTCAAATACAGGTACTAACAATTCTAAACCTCTATGTGGAGTTGTATGATAGATTATTCTTATTTCTTTTTTAGGATCTGGCTTATCAATTAACTTATTTGGAATTGGATCAATTGCATTTCTCATTACATGACCTCTATCAAATGGAACACCTAAACCTAAATGAAATGTATGCAATTGATAATTACTAACAAATATCAACTTTTCAAATCTTGATAATGAACTATCGTTTTTTAAATGTTGGTTCTCTGGATCATTCCATAAATCATGTAGCCATAAGATTCTTTTCTTGTCTTCTAAGTCTCTTACTCTACTACAAATTATTTGAAAATTATCCAATAGTTTTGGATCCATTTCTTTCTTTAGTCTTTCAAACATTCTTTCAGTACCACCTTGACTTTTAGTCCAAGTACCACTGTTAGTCATTTCGTTTCCGTTACCTAAAGAAAATTCTTTTTCTTTTTGATCTTCTTCTACACCAGTTATGTTAAGCTGTGTTGCCATCTGCTATCTCCTTTTCACCATTCTTTTTACCAATATTATACTTTGCAGTTAAGTTCCATTGATCCTTTTCTTTGAAAGGTAAGACCTTAATCTGACTTATAGGAGCGACGGGTTCTTTAGATAAATCTGGATTTACCAATTTTAGAAGTCCCCATTCTGCTAATAGATTTGCTATTGTGTTTCTTCTTGATATATCACTTTCTGTAAAGTTAGAAGGCTTACCATCAAGAGCAAACAGTTCTTTGAAGTGTACTATAAAGTATCTTCCTTGTTTATGTAATATGTGACATGATTGATAGAGTGTTTTATCTTTTCTTGATGCAACTCCAATTCTTGTTAGAGTCTCTCTGACCTTTAGAAAATCATCACCTTCGTTAAGTTTCACTTCAATCATATTGTCTGTGTCAATTGTCATTTCACACCACCTTTATTTAATTTCTTTTTAATAATATCTAATTGTTGTAACGATAATATAGACAAAGCTGTAGTGGCTTTATCATTGTTATAATCATAATATTCTTTAATTAGTTCTATATTTTCATTATCTAGTTTCTTATCCCATTTCTTAAATCTCTTCTTGGGACGTATTCTATTTATGAAATAGTCATATTGTAATTTATTATCTATATGATGTCTCATATTCATCTCATTGGATAATAATATACAATCTACAAACTGTGACAATGCACGATTAGTAATAAATGGATTGTAACTAGATTCGTTATTACTATCCATGGCTATATTCTTTTTATATGTTATGCTGTTGATGAAGTCAAAGGGGTTCATCCTTGTCTCCTATACTTTTTCCAAGATCTTCTTTTATGTTTATTCATAGAAGCCATTTTAATTTTACCTCTACCAATTGAAGTCCTTTTCTTTGTAGGTTCAAAAACAGATGTGATATAAGACTTAACTTTCTTTACCATTATTTAAACTCACATTCTATCATTAAGGTTGTTAAACAAGCAACTAAATTAATCTCATGATCAGCTACAAATGCACTTTTGTATTGATAGTCAGCAATAGTTGTAACTAGAATAGGAATGCTTGTCTCCTTCAAATTCACATTACAAGTATCATACAGCTTTCTGTATATTGTTGTTGGATCATTATCTAAGTTCTCTGCCACCCACTTTCTCATCTTTTCATATTCTTTCTTCTTTAGATGCTGTACTAAGTTACTAAACGATCCATCACTCATTTGAGTTAAGATGCCGACATCTATCTTTCCATTATTACTATATCTTTGTAACTCATTAAGTACTCTTCTCCAATCAGGAAAGTACTTCATAATAAGTTGTGCAAGAACTTTATCAGTATATTCAACCTTCTCTTGTGAAAGAATACTTTGTAATCTTTTCATAAACTCACCAGCAAGTTTAGGTTGATCTTGTTTAGATATGTTAAACTCTACTGAACTACATCTACTATGTAAAGGTTCAATAATTCTATTCTTATAATTAGCAGTTAAAATAAATCCACAGTTCTTACTAAACTCTTCCATAAAGTTTCTTAAAGCAGGTTGTGTACTTTGAGGATTAAGATAATCAGCTTCATCTAAGATAACAAACTTTCTACCTCCAGTTAAACTAACTGTACTTGCATAAGTCTTTATATCATTTCGTAATGTATCAATACCACCATTCATACTTCCATTAATAACCATATAATCGGATCCAACTTCTTCTAACATTGCTCTTGCAATAGTAGTCTTTCCAACACCAGGTCCACCAGATAATAATAAGTTAGGTATACCATTATCTACAAAGCTCTGAAAGGTTGTCTTTAGTTGTGAAGGTAGGATTGTTTCTTGAACAGTTTTAGGTCTATACTTTTCTACCCATAAAAAATTATCCATTAAATGAACTCCCATCTTGAGCTGGGATCCAATATTGAACATTATCATACTTACTAGAGAACTCAACTATATGAGCTGGCTCTTCTATAATAGATACATCATAACTATGTGGAAGAAGTTTAATATTCTCTACAGCAAGATCGTAACTAAAAGATGTATCCATCATAGTTTCTCCAACCTTCTTAGTAAAGTTATTTCCTGTTGGGTTCTTTTTATCTTTAGCTGTTATAGTAATGTCTTGTTTACCAGCTTCAGATTCAATCATAATACTAGGTAGTTGCATTACATTAGCAGCTTGTACTAAGTTCTTTACATCAGTCTCTGTTAAGTTAAAACCTAACTTCTTTTGAAACTCTGGTGTAACTTCTTTAGGATAAGTAATCATATCTTTATCAGTATAAAAATAATTACTTGAACTCTGACCACTACTAATAGATACATGGCTAGCATCAAAGTCTAACTCTGGATCTTCAAATAAACTTAACACACTTAGAAATTGGTTAAGATCATATATTCCAAACTCAAAAGGAATGTCTTCTTCAACAACAGCTTGAGCTGCTATTCCGTTAAGAGTACTTTTCGTCTTTAATTTATTACCAGTTCTGAATAACATGGACTGGTTTATGCTACTAAAATTCTTTAGAATCTTAACAGTCTTTTCACTTAATTTCATAATATAACTCCATAATTTATTTTTGCTCAGGTGCTAGAGGTTTCTTATTACCTCCAAGCATTGCAGGGTCAGCTGTAGCAGCTGCACCAATTTGTGCCAAGTCAGTTAGACTACCACCAAACATATAAGCACCTTGGTGTGTTAATCTCATCCAAGGACACATCCATATCTTTAGTCCAATCTTTCTTGCCCACTGACAGAACATATAATCTTCTGATAAGTATCTGTTTGAATCTGGACATATAACAGTATCAAAGAAAGCAGTTATCTGTCTTGATCCATCAAAGTGTTTAGTTCTAATATGATCAGGTTTATATAATAACTCAGGATATGCTTTTGCATACTTCTCAAGAGCACTTCTTGTTACCATCATAAATCCTGTACCACCTTCTAACACTTCTGCTGGTTCATTAACTTTAATCTCAGTTACACCTTCAACAGGATTGAATACATAATCACCTACATACTTTTCTAACTTGTTAGGATTCTCATCAGCAAAGCCTCTATCAACAGCTCTCTTAATCTTTTCCCAAGATATAGTTTTCTTAGGATAAGGTCCACATACTATATCTTTATCTGATCCAGGTTCAGCTAAAGCAGCTAACGCTAAAACATCTTGAGGATCAAAACCAATATCACTATCAATAAACATTAAATGAGTAGCTTTAGATCTCAAGAACTCATCTACAAGATAGTTTCTTGCTCTTGTAATTAAACTTTCATTAAATAGATAAAAGAAAGATATCTCTAATCCATACTTAGCTCCAAGTGCAGATAGATCTGCAGTAGACTTTGTATACTGTCCACCACACATTCCTCCATACATTGGAGTCGCTACAAAGATTTTTCTTTCTCTTAACTTTTTTATATCAATGCTTATTTCCACTTATTTCTCCATATTTGTTATCATGTTGTTTTCCTATACCATAGCTGCCATCATACATTGATAAAGTCTCTGCTTCAAACAATATAAACTGACCGACTCTAGTTCCTTTTTTTATTTTAGCTGGACCGACTCTTACATGTAAACAGCCAGCCATCACTCCGTGATAACCACTATCATATAGTCCGCTTGTAATAAATAATCCGTTTCTATTTAATGTTGATCTTGTGATTACATAACCAGCATACCCTTCACCAACGCTTACAATATTTTCCATAACAATCTCATAAGTACCTCTTTCAAGATTAAACCATCCTTCTTCGTCTGGTTGTACTTCTACAGATCCTCTATGTGTTTTAGTTTCTTCGCTTATGATAAAAGGTTCTTTTTTATTAATCTCAAAGATCTTATTGATCCTTAGATCGACAGCATTAGGTTGACTGTCACCTTCTTGAACATTTGTTAGTTCACAATCATTTGTTTTGCTCAGTATATGTTTCACCGTGTCCTCCATAATGTAATGCTAATACCGCATAATGTATAATCTTTAGTAAGTCTTTTTTATTCTTACCATCTTTCTTACCATATCTCATAGCGTACTTAACTATTGTACCTAAGCACATATCTTCAGCTATGCCCATACTTTCCCATACATCTAAAGTTTGTATTTGTTTATTACCAACATAATGTTGGCCATAAGTACTCTTAATGTATTCAAAAGTATCGTCTAGTAAGTTATCTTCATTGTATTTAAATTTAGGCAACTTCACTTATCTTATCTTTCACTCCTTCTTTCGCTTGTAAGCCCCAGAGGTATGCATATACTAATCTATCAATATATTCCATATTCTCTTTAGCTAAGTTGATAAAAAAATCATTATCTTCTTTATCTTGCTCTAATTTGTGATTAAAGTCAACAGGCATATGAAATTTTCCATGAAGTAATCCACCAGGTGTATCATCATAACCATAACCATTTAGTCCATGCCAGATAGCACTACTACTATCCCAAGTATCAATAAACTTTTTGAAAGGTGCCATAAATTGTATTTCATTAGGACCATCAACCATTCCTAAGAAGTGAAGTAGTTGACCATTCTTTCTTATTCCTCCAAGTAAGCCTCTTTCAGCTAACTGGTACATCATGTGGAGTCTTGAATTGAATCTATGTAAAGAAGGTTCGTGTCCAAATGGTTCAATGCCATATGCATTAGGAACAGCAAGAATACTAAAGCCAATATAATCAACCATTTGTGGATTCTCTGTAGCCCATGTAAAGCATTTAATATAATCTTCTTTATCATTTTTCTTTCCTTGAGGTACAAAGAAAGTCTTTATACCTGCTTCTTTAAATATAGGTGCTTGTT